TCCTAGTAGGCTTTTCCCTTTGCTTTACTGTCTGATAAGGTGTTTTATCATGAGCCCCAAACGAGTATATATTCTTTCGCATGTCGCCCTCCATGCTAGCACTTCCTCTTCTACAAACAAATGAACCAATAACCGTTCTGATATAGCTATTATAAATATTCCCGACTCCATTTTTCATCTCTCCTCTTTTAAGAACTTGACATATTTGACCATCATCGCATAATACCCAATCACCCTCGTTACCTTTTCTCCAATTAGTTATTATAGGGGTCTTGGGCATATACTTATTAAACTCTTCTTCGTTTTCAA